CCAGTCGCACTGACAACACTTCGCACAACGATAGCAACGGCTTTAGCCAATGCCGGTGTGTGGTCAACCTTCAGCTTCCCGCCCCCAGTAATTCTTGCCAACTCAGTGATAGTTGCGCCCAGTGACCCTTATTTAGTTCCGTCAAATAATTCACAGGCTTCCATTGCTTGCATGGCAAACTTCAAAGTCATCATGACCGTCCCGTATCTAGACAACCAGGGAAATTTGAACGGCATTGAAAGCACGATTGTGGCCGTGTTCAATAAATTGGCCTCATCAACATTAGTGTTCAACATAACCGGTGCATCAGCTCCTTCAGTGTTGGATGCACCGAGTGGGCCCATGCTTACATCGGATTTTTCCATAACAGTCTTAACAACTTGGTCATAGGAGATAAAATGAGCGAAACAAACGCAGAGAATTTGGCTTGGCTTGTCAAAGTCGGTCAGATCAAGGATACAAAGGCTGCGAAGCCAACGACAACAGAAACAGAGGAATAACACATGGCAATCTATTTAAACAACAATGTTGGCGTGAAACTTGCAACCGCAGCCGCGCCAACAGTTCCATCAATTGACATTTCAAGTTATGTGAGTGCAATTACTTTAACGCAAATCGTGGATGAGCTGGATGTCACAACAATGGGCGATCTTTCTCATAAGGTAGTGGGCGGTTTGCAATCTGCCACACTGCAAATTGATTTTTTCAATGACTGGGCAGCATCTCAGGTTATGACGACACTCAATGCGGCATTTGCAACTACTTTGGCAGTTTCAATGATTACCGTTAAAGGAACCGCAGTTAGCGCAACAAATCCGACATACCAGTTTTCAATCTTTGTCAACAACCTGACCCCAGTGGGCTCAGGCGGCGTTGGTGATGAAGCTGCATCTTCAATCTCGTTTACAGTAAACACAACAGTCACTGTTTCAACATCAGTGGCATTCTAAGGAGCAAAAAATGGCACGCTTGAAAATCACCAGGGCCTCAGGGGATGTGATTGTTCCAATCACCCCCGTGGTTGAATATGCGTTTGAAAAGTACACAGGCAAAGGAATTCATAAACAATTTCGTGACGAGGAAAAACAGAGTGACATTTATTGGTTAGCGCATAACGCGCTTTCCCGTGTAGAGGTCATTCCGCCATTTGGTGAAGAATGGTTGGGAACCTTAATTGCGGTTGAAGTTATGGATGACGAGCCCGAAAAAAAATAGACCGGGGAAGTTTCACCTACCTAGTGGCCTCACTAGCGGTGGAGCTGAAGATAAGCCCCAATGAAGTTTTAGATCTTGATGAAAGAATGTTCAAAGCCGTGCTTCAGGTACTAAACGACAGAGCGAAGGAGAGGGCCCGTGCCACTAAACATAACAGGCGTTGAACCCACTTTGAAGGCCATGCGTAAGTTTGACCGAGATTTGACCAAGCAAATGAACATTGAAATCAAAGCTGCAATGATAACGATTCGTGATAAAGCGCGTGGGGATGTGCCTCAAGGATTTCCAACATATCTTTCAGGCTGGGAAAAGCGCGGCAAGGTACAGAGCCAAGCCGTATTCAACACCAGTGGCCGCGTGCGCAAGTTTCCTCTTTTCGACACTGCTGAAGTCAAGGCCGGCATTGTGTACCGTCAAGGGAAAAGCATTCAAAATCGTCAGGGCTATCGTGCTCAGTATTATGTGCGCAACAATTCAGCAGCCGGAGCAATTTATGAGACTGCGGGCCGTGTTCAGTCCGGTCAACAAGGTAGATCTAACAACCCAAGGGCCGGTGAATTATTCATTGGAGCCATGGGCGGCCTATACGGTAAAGACAAAGAGCGCGGCCGTTTGATATTTAAGGCTTGGGAACAAGACCAAGGCAAGGCAACCTTGGCCGTGACGACTGCCATTGATAAAGCGGTCAAGATATTCAATGCCTCCGGCGGTGCCGGTACTCAATCCGGTTATCGGTTGGCCTCATAATGCCAAATTTATTAGTCAGCGCAACCACACGGTATGACCCAAAGGGTTTAAACAAAGCCAAAAAACATATAGTCGGATTTGATAAAACCGTTCGAGATTTGGGAAAGAGTTTTGCAGCAGTTTTCTCAACGCAAAAAGTTTTGGCATTTGGTAAAGCTTCCGTTCAGGCATTTATCGCCGATGATAAAGCCGCGAGAGTCTTATCCCGCACCCTTAGCAATTTGGGCCTTGCATTTGCTGATCCATCAGTTAAAACTTTTATAGGTGACTTAGAAAAGCAATACGGCGTGCTTGATGATTTTTTGAGGCCGGCTTATCAGAAATTGCTCACCACTACTGGAAATTTGACTAAGTCTCAAGATTTGTTGAAAACTGCCCTTGATCTAAGTGCACAAAGTGGGGAAAGCGTTGTTTCAGTTGCAAGCGACCTTGGCCGCGCATATGCAGGAAATACCAAAGGGCTGCAAAAATATGGCCTAGGTTTAACAAAGGCCCAATTGGCTGCAATGTCATTTGAAGAAATTTTGGCCAAGATAACAGAAATCAGCAAGGGGCAAGCTGCGGCGGCCGCTAACACTTACGCCGGAAAATTGGACAAGCTCAATGTTGCAGCAGCGAATGCTTCCGAAACTATTGGCGGTGCGCTTGTTGATGCATTTGCCACAATTGCCGGAGATGGAAATCTTGACAAAGCAATCAGCAAGATTGATTTGCTTTCTCAGGGTATTGCAACTCTCATTTCTCCTTCACGCATGAAATCACTTTTTGCCGGTGTTGATTTAAAATATGGAATTATTCCAGTGAACAAGCCTGGCACTAATTATGGCCCAGCCCAACAAAGCCCTGGTGAGCGTGCTGCTGCCGTTGCATACAACAAAAAATTGGCGGCTCAAAAACGAGAAGAATTGGCAATGTTGGCAGCCAAAAATAAGGCCACCAAAGAAGAAGCTCAAATGAAGAAAGATCAGGCGGCTTTAGATGAGCTGAAGAAAAAGTTTGACTTAGAGCGCATTGGCCTCAATGTGGCCTTGAATCAAGCTACTGACGAAGAAACAAAGGCACGCATTCGCGCTCAGATTGCCATTCTTGATGAGACGGGCAAAACTGCCCAAGCTGCCAATGATGCCTTGGTTAAGGCCCAAGCGGATAAGTTAAAACAAGAAGTAGAAGCAACCACGGCACTGAATAATCTTGCTAAATCTGCGGCAGGTGCGGCCGGTTCGCTTACCAATCTTGCAACTTATTTTGCTACTTTCAAAGGTTCCGCAGCTTCAGCCGTTGCATCTCTAACTCCTAGCGCAAAAGCCGAGCTTGGTGGATATGTGCCATTCGTAGGAGCAACCAACGCATCTTTAGGCATTAGTGCTGACGGTGCAAACATCACGCCAACAATTCCCTCAACTTCCGGTCTAGGATTGAATGGCACTGGAAACCAATTGCCGGCCGGGGTCACAATCAATGTAAACACAGGGCCTTCCATGGCCGATGAGAATGTGATTGTTGATGCCGTGCAAAATGCCATGAACGAAATTGCCCGCCGTGGGTATTTGACTACTTATGCAGGGGCGTTGCCAGCATGACAATGCCAGTGATTAATTGCTACATAAATTTCAGCACGGGGCCAAGTTTTGCTCAGGCGTTGATTTTAAATCAAGGCATTCTTGACACAAACATTCTTGCTGATGCAGCTTCAGTGATTGTTGATGTTTCCAATGTGGTTGATTCAATCAGCACGCGCCGTGGCAGAAACGCCCAGGCTGACCAATTTCAGACTGGCACACTCTCATTGCGCATTGTTGACCAAAACGGTGATTTCAACCCCATGAATGCCGGCGGGCCTTATTACAACCTCCTCACACCAATGAGAAAGGTACAAATTACTGCCACATTTCTTGGGGTCACTTATCCGGTGTTTAGCGGTTTCATCACTTCTTACAATACGACCACTCCACAAAGTGCGGTGGGTGATGTCGTTTACACAACAATCCAGGCCGTTGATGCTATGCGATTGGTTCAGAATGCTCAGATTTCAACCGTTGCCGGAACAAGCGCGGGTCAACTAACTGGAGCCCGTATCAATAACATTCTTGACCAAATCAACTGGCCACTTTCCATGAGGGATGTTGACCCTGGATTGACCACAGTTCAGGCAGATCCCGGCACGGCCCGCACCGCACTCCAAGCTTGTCAGACAATTGAAACCACTGAATTTGGTGCTTTCTATGTGGATGCGGCTGGCAGTTTTGTTTTTCAAGACAGAAATTTAACGGCATCAAGTGTGGCAGCCACACCAGTTGTATTCAATGATGATGGAACACCCATTGACTACTTCAATGCTATGTGGGTGACAAATGACACCCTTGTTTACAATGAGGCCAACATTACTGCCACAGGCTTGGCCACTCAGACCGCGAGCGATGCAGCAAGCATTGCCAAGTATTTCCTGCACTCTTACAACCAGCAAAATCTATTAATGCAGACAACCGGCGAGGCTTTAAACTACGCCCGTGCTTATGTCGCTTCGAGAGCTGAGACAAGCGTTAGATGCGATGAAATCCAATTAGATCTATACACGGCCAATTATGATGCAGGTATAATTGCCGCCCTTGACCTTGATTATTTTGACCCGGTTACAATCACAACCAATCAACCGGGCGCAACAACACTAACCAAGACCCTTCAAGTCTTTGGGAAGCACATGGAAATCACGCCAAATTCTTGGCGTGTTAAAATGACGACACTTGAACCCATAATTGATGGGTTCATTCTAGATAGCACTCTTTGGGGCATACTTGACCAAAGTGTTTTGAGTTACTAGGGGGATGAGATAAATGCCAGCAGCAGGATATAAGTTATTTGTGACCGGGGATGTCCTGACGGCTGCCCAGGTCAATGATTATTTGATGCTTCAAACGGTTATGGTTTTTGCCAATTCAGCAGCCCGCACCAGTGCCTTGTCCGGCGTATTGGCTGAGGGCCTGGTCTCATATCTCAAGGACACCGATGTTGTTGAGATATACACCGGAGCAGCTTGGGTTTCCCTTGATGATCCAAATGCCATTCAAAATTCAATTGTTGATGCCAAGGGCGACTTAATCACCGCGACGGCAGACAATACACCAGCACGCTTAGCAGTAGGCACAAACGCTCAAGTTCTTACAGCAGATTCAACTACTGCAACAGGATTGAAATGGGCAACACCAGCAAGCGGTTCAACTTTTGTGGGAGCATCAGCATATAAAACTGGCGCGCAAAGCGTAACTTCAGGAACTGCAACCTTAGTTACTTGGGATGCTGAGTTTTTTGATACTAATGGTTTTCACGATAATGCTACAAATAATAGTCGTATGACAATTCCAGCAGGTTATGGTGGAAAATATCTAGTTACTGCAATAGTAAATCCTGTTGCAGCAGGTGGTTATCGTGAATTTGCACTCTACAAAAATGGAACTATATATTTAACATTTTACGCGGTAGTCCAAACTAGTTATGCTTCAATTTTACTTAGCACAATAGTTTCTTGTGTCGCTACAGATTATTTAGAATTAAAGTTTTATCAAAACTCAGGTAGCAATTTGAACCTTAATTCAGGCGCGGATTCAGGTTCTTTCTCAGTCGCTTATTTAGGAGCATAAATGGAACTCAAAATAAACAAACCTACAAAATATGCTGACAGTGTTATCTTTAGAAAAGACACAGGCTTTGAGTATT